GCAAATTGGGGGTTTACTTACTTAGCGAGTCGTATTGGGCGTAGCAGGCTGAGAGGCCGGTTCGCAGGATGTCTGCTCTGGCAGCTTCCCGTTCAAGAAAGCCTGCATCCTCGGCAGAAAGGGACATCCCAGTTCCACCTTGTCCATCGCTGGAGGCTTGGGTGCGACTGGGACGCTTACGCAACTCGATAAGAGCATCAGCGAGGCTAGAGTTAATACTAGCGATTTGAGCATCTTTTTCTTTCCTTATTTGGTCTGTGGCGGCTTGGTGTTCTTCTTGGACTTTTTGGGTTTGAGCAGCTTCGTTCGCCTTGTAGCGATCAAATCTACCAGCTTCCAAAGAGTAGCCAAGATAGCCAGCAAAGCATAGCAATAAAGCGCAAAGTCCAAGTTTGACATAAGTTAATATGGGTAAAGGAAACATTATTTATTAATATTGCCTTTTTCACGATTAGCTTTTAACGACAATATTTGTAAATTCCAAGGAACATGTAACCCGCAAATATCATTTCCTTGTAAAGGAATAACATGGTCTACTTCTTGTCTCCAAGGGAAAATTTTTTCTAATTCTTTAGCCATTATATAAAATTCTTTTATTTCAGCATGTTGTTTGACTGTTAGCCAAATTGGTGTTGCTTTTATTTTTGTTGCTCGATATTTGGCTAGTAAAGCGTTTTGATGGGCTTGATTTGCTTTGCGCCATTTTTGTTTGGCCAAACGAACTTTTTCTCTGTTATTTTCAGCATATTCTTTTAAACGCGCTGCTTCTTTTTCTTTATTCTTTTCAGAATATGCTTTTTTACAAGCTGCATTTTTAGCGGGGTCTTTATATGGCATTATTTTTCCCCTTCCGGTTTAGGCTCAGCATCTTTTTTAAGCATTACCGCGGCGCCATGAGCTCCAGCAATAATACCAACAGCCTCGGCAAAGTCTCTAAGGGTTGGTATATCACTGTGAATCATTTCGTATCCGGCACCAAAAACGACAGCTAGAAGCGAAATCATCCAAGACCAACGACCAATATCGTGGGTCTTGCCATCCGCTCCTGTTAACAGATCATTAATGATCTTGGCTATCATTTGTTGTCGCGGATAGTGTCTAACTTGTCTTCAATGCGGTGAACAGCTTTGAGAACCTCATCCCAACGCGATGCAAAGTCATCTTTACGAACATAGTTATCAGCTAAGTGTGTACGGATGTCTGAAAGGTCGTCCTTGAGTTCTTGAACTGCTGTCCAAAGCTCTTTACAGAACCACCCGATTGCCACGCAGATAAGTGGCAATACCGTATTGATTAAAGTTTGCAGGTCCATTTTACTCAGCTGTTTCGCGAGCTAGACGTTCTGCTGCTTGGTCAATAGCCATTTGTAGGATTGGTGAAGCTGGAGCTTGATGAACTTGTGGCTCAGGAGTCTCTGGTACAATAACTTCTGGCTCAGCTTGAACTACAGCGGGAGTCGGTTCAACAACAGCAGCTGGAGCAATAGATTCTTTAAGTGTTTCTAATTCTGCTTCGATTGTTGAGATTGTTTCGTTTAATGCCATGATGTTTCCTTAGTTATATTAAAAAATTAGTATTTACCATCTGCAAATACATTACAAAAAACAGTATTATCTTCTGCGGCCTCTATTTCATGCCATTCATTAGCTACTAAATTCAATGGCTGAGTATTTTTATCAATAAGTAGTTCCTTGTTTTCCTTGCGGATATAACAAGAACCAGAAGAACAAAATGTAGCATGGGAATAAATATGTTCATGCCTTGGCAAACCTTCGCCTTTATTTGCATGATAAACGCTGATATTTACCCCATCATAGGCAAAGCTATGCTTTACCACTACATTTTTTACTGTCATACTGTTTGTGTTCCAGTAGTTATTGGCTGATTTGCCGCTGGATCAATAACTGGGGGAGCCGCTTCATTCCAAACTGTTACACAAGCATTAGCCCAATCAGGCAATACTGTAATAGGCTCATTAGATGGTTTTGTTCCATCTGGATTATCTTCAAATTCAATCCATCCGGTAGTTTCTTTCCATTGCAAAGCCCATACATTTGTGGGAATACCACATTGGCTTAAATCTAAAGGCATACGGCAAACATTATCTATGTATACCGCGTTATCAACAACAATAATAGTTAATTTCATTGGTCACTTTCTAAAATAAGAGTCTGCATTTGTTGGGGTATATTCGCGGCAGCAAGTAATACCTTTTGACTAGCTTGGTTGCTTTTAACCATTTCATTTCTAAATGACTCAACAGCAGAAGCAGTGCTATGTTGTTGTCTAGCGTTTTCAATTAGCATCATTGGCATCATAGACATAGCACAACCCCAATCTTTTAAGGGTTCTCCAGTGTTGGGGTGTGTTCCATGGATTTCAATAAACCATGCACAATCTAATTGTTTGCAAGGTTCAAAGTTGTTTAAAGGACAGTTGTTTTTAGGTTCGATTTTCATTTAGTTTTTAGAGCAAAGAATTATGTTAGCATACAACAAATTTAAAGTAATTGCTGAAGATGTTGCTGAACCAGTTAATGAGTGAGTATGTGAACCGCCGCCGCCAGTAAAGCCTATTGATGTTACAAATAATGGGAAGCTATCAGGACCAGAACCAGTTGCTCCAGTACTTGAGCCGACATTTCCGCTGTGATTGTGTGATGGCATTTGAGCAGTTGATATTGTTGTTGCTCCTACGCTTAAACCACTTGTAGTAATCGTTGGGGTTTGATTGGTAAATACTGTACTGAAGGCAGTAGTACCCCCAGTGGTACCACCGGCGCCGTTTACTAATCGTAAACCACAGTCATTAACGCTTGTTACTTGTGTCCAACCAGTGGGTGCAGCGGCTTGGTAAAAAAGAAGTACCGAGCCACTTGGAACTGACGGGTTACTTACATTGCCAGCTGTTAAACTAGCTGCAGTGCCAGTTAAACCTGTTCCTGCACCAGTAATTGTACCATTGACTATTAAATTATTAGCACCTGGATCAGTAGTAGTGCCAATAGACACACCACCACTGGTCTGGACTCGCATACGCTCCACAGTACCGGTTTTAAATACTATAGGGGCACCAACGTCTGTGCCAAATACGAATAGTGTATTGGTTTGGTCCCAATAGAATTGTGCTTTTTCAGTTCCATTATTATATAAAGAAACTGTTGTATACTGCTGTCCACCATTATCAACTGATAAGTTATTGGAGTTACCACCCTTAACATACAATGTTGCTGGTGTAGATGTTGAGCCAATAGACACGTTACCACTTGCGTCTTTATAAATTTGACCCGAGCCAATATTAATAACGCCTGTACCACCAGTTAGTGTAGTAGTATACACAATACTTGTTGCACTTACATAACCACCAGATAGGTTAGTTGCTGTATATGATGTAGTACCTGAATATCCAGAGATACCGCTGAATCCAGAAATACCTGATCCACTATATCCAGATGTTCCGGATGCGCCGCTAAAACCTGAAACACCATTGGTACCACTATACCCAGAAATACCACTAAAGCCGCTATAGCCGGAGTTACCTATTGGTCCTGTTGCGCCGTTAAAGCCACTATATCCTGATAGGCCAGAAAAACCGCTGTAGCCTGATGTACCTACTGAACCAGTTCCACCCGCTGCACCACTATATCCAGAATATCCGGAAATACCACTAAATCCAGAAAAGCTGCTATATCCGGAATATCCACTGTAACCTGAAAGACCTTGGCCGCTGTATCCTGAGTAGCCTGAAATACCAGAGCCACTATATCCTGAAATACCACTAAATCCGCTGTAGCCCGAAATACCACTGTAGCCAGAAAAGCTGCTGTATCCGCTGTAGCCAGAGAAACCTGAAACACCACTAAAACCAGATACGCCAGACCCACTGTAGCCACTATAGCCACTGTAGCCACTAAAACCACTAAAGCCAGAATAGCCTGATGGGCCACCACCGCCAACAAAAGAGTTTACTGTGCCAGATGTACTTAAATAATATAATCTACCATCTGGAACGTTTAGCGCAAGCTCTCCACTAACCAATTGCCCAGCAGTTGGTGCACTACCAGGTGTGGTACTGTGGTATATTTGTATCGGTGTGTAGCCTGATTGGGCCATGGTCTATTCCTTTAAATATTCTAAAACAACTTGTGGCTTTACAAATCGTTCACTATTATGTTCGGTGGCTTCCCACCAAATAAATTGATTCTTTACTAAATGTGATCTATGTTTTAACAGATTAATATTTTCTGAGTGCCCGAATATTAATGGATCTGATGGTCCCCATAATACAATTCCTGGTTTTCCTTCATCCCATGCGAGATGCTGGAAAAAACTATCTATTCCAATCCAAGTACGGCATTCTTTTAATAAGTTACGCAGCTGAGCAATTGACAGATTTTTTCTAAAATCCGGTACAAGTTGTTCTTCGCCTTCTATCCCTATTTGAATTATTGGCTCATCAATCATTTCGATTAGCTCTTTCCAATATGGATAGTTTTTCGGGTTTAGCAAGCCCGTTCTGAGCTTTTGTGCATACGGAGAAATAATAATCATAAGTACATCTTCCGATACGCTAACTCTAAACTACCTTTCCACTTCCACTGGTCCATCTTCTTATAAATGTTCCAAGGTTCAATGTCACCAAACAACTGCAATGCTTCTGCTATAGACTTTCCGGGAACCACTTCAGGGTAACAGCTAAAAACTTCAGCGCTAGGTATTGAAGGAAGTATGCGGCTGAATACAATATGGTCGCCGAGACCACAATTAAGAACCACAATGGTACGATCACAGTGTCTAAGAATATTTCTAAAAATTTCTTCATCATGCTCATATAATTCCTTCTTTGTTTCGCTACGAATCCCACCTTGAGGATTCTTCATATGCCAAGTTATTGCGTTGGGTATTACTAAAATATCATAGCCTTTTTGTTTAAGGCCATATGTAAATAATGTTTCTTCTCTGTGCGCTACTCTTGAAAGGCCCAGATTATAATCATACACCCCAGCACGATATAAGAAAGTACAGTGTAAATGCTCAACTTGTTTTACTCGCTCAATAATACCCCATTGGATATTTGGTTCTGAATCAATATTATCAATTGTCCCGGTTACTTTTGTGGTATCGGGCATGTATGGTGGAGTCAATACTGATCCACCAACTGCACCAACTTTACTATTCACATCATTAGCATAGTGGTAAAGTTTTTCTAATACCTCTGGCTCTGGTACAGCATCATCATCAACGCGCCATACCCATTCAAAACCTTCAACATTGGCATCTTGGTGTATGTAGTGCTGCCCCCTACGGGTTGCATAGCGCCACTCCCAATCAATGCCTTTGTGCTTTAATATTTCAAAAAAGTACTGGTAAACCAATTCCTCGCGCATGTCTTGCGGTTCGTCATTATCGTCAAACACAATCAACTTATCTGGTGACTTGGTTTGATTAATAATGGCGTTTAATACTAGTGGTAGGGTAGTGTGGTACCTGCCACGTGTTGCCACGGAGCACAGTACTTTACTCATTGTCCCACCTGCAAATCATTAAGTTGGACAAGTTGCTATCTGACACCGGAACCATCACATCTGATATGTTGCCATCGTGGCTAATATATGCAAACTTAAATCCTGGAAAATCTTTTTCAGTTAACCCATGCAGCTTGTGATGCTCGCCCCAAAAGCCTTTTGGCTCATTGTGTGGTAC